GCATTTGCTCAATATTCAATAGTATGCCCTCTTTCGTATGTTAGTTATTCTATGTTGCTTATTTAATCGGCAGACCATGGCTGTCGGTGTATGGGGCTCACTGCAGAGCCTTACTTACTTCTTTTACAAGACCGAGGATTTGAACACGGGTGACGTCGTTATTTTTGAACACTCGTGGGGGATAGTAGGGGTTGACTGAATGCAACTCAACGGTGTTATCGTTGTAAAGGATCTTTTTAACAACAGCCTCTTCATCGTCAACGAGGACTGCGGCAATCTGACCGCTGTCAACGGAAGATTGTTTTTTAATAAGAATTTTACTGCCGTCATCAATCAGAGGACTCATAGAATCGCCGTGAACATTTATCCATATATATTTATCCTGTTCTGAGGGGCAAGTGATGTATGTAGGCATATAGTCAACAGGCACATCCTGAGCTATCACTCCGAACCCTGCCGAAATGCTGTCATATACCGGTCGCATAAATACATTTGTTTGCGGAAGTGGGGTTGCTTGTTCCGGTGTTTTATCGTCCCAACCCATAATATATGCAGGAGTAGTTCCTAAAGCTTTACAAAGCGGTTCTAATACGCTTGTTGGTAACTTTTCAATCTCGCTGCTTTCATATCTGTATATTGTAGCTCTGTTCTTTCCTATCAGCTCGGCAAGTTTATCAACAGTTATATTTTTTTCTTCTCGCAATTTTTTAATGCGTTCGCCGATTGTCATAAGTAACACCTTTTTTCAATATATTGTTATTGACATAATGCAAAATAAGTTGTATTATAATGGTAGTAAGGGAACGGCTTTAGCTGTTCCGCTATTCAAAAACTAATTATTTTTTATAACCGTCTTGTATTGCAGTACAGGGCGGTTATTTCTTTATGGTGAACACAATAAAAAATGTGAAAATTACTATCACAGCTATGTATTCCACGCAATCACCCCCTTTCTCAAGGGAGTCGAAACAGCCGCCACCGTTCCTTTACTGTACAGTATTATAACATAACGGTTGCAAAAACGCAACTACTTTTTGAAAAAATAAAAATAATTTTGCAAAAATGCGAAAAATATATTGACAATAACTTACAAGGGTGGTATCATATAGTTGTCGCAGAAATGCAACACAATAAAAACTGGAGGTGATAAAATTGACTAATGTTGATAAGCTGAAAGGGGCTATCAAGGAGAAAAGATTAACCCCTGAAAAGGTTGCTGAAAGTATCGGTATCGACAAAAGTACGATGTATCGTAAACTTTCTAACGGTGGTGAGGATTTTACCATTAAGCAGGCAGACGCTATCACACAAATTCTCGGATTAACAGGTGATGAGGCACAGGCTATTTTTTTTAGTCAGTTTGTCGCATAAATGCAACTGTTATATTAAGGGGGTGAAAATATGAACTTACTTAACATTATCTCGGATTTAGTTGTAATTGCAATGTGTATTTGGTATTTATTTTCCTGCTATACTCGAATGAAAACATTTGAAAACGAACTTGAAAATCTAAAAACCGATGTCAAAATCTTAAAAATTTTAAAAGGTCGTAAAATTGACAGTATAACCGTAATGTCGAACGGTGAAGAGGTTAAGAAGATTAATGTTTCGGAAGAGGAGGATAATCAAATTTGATAGGAATCGTAGAGTATCTAATTCTTGTGATTATTTCGATAATCGGAATTTTTGCAATGAAAAAAATACAGCCTGAAAATTTCAGACTGTACACGGCTTATGTGATTACGATTGATGTTTTTATGGGTGTATTTATTGCATTTTTATACATCTATGTCAGAGCTTAGAAGCTTACATAGTTTGATGAATTTCTCTTGTATTTCTGAAATCGTTTTTGATTTTATATCAGAATTGATTTCAAGCATTAATTTGCGAGCAGGCGTAGGGGCAAACAGCATAGCAGAACCGAACGCTTGCGTATAGGCTTGTTGTTGAGTGTGTCTGTCATTTATTAGATATGTTTCCAATTCGCTTAAATATGTTTGATAAACTTTGATTTTATTCTCTTTTACAATCTCTAACTTCTTTACTTTGAGGTTGTGTCTGTTGTTGATAACAGCAACTAAGATAGGCGAAATGATAGCACACAAGGCGATTATCACCGATACTGTTATGGTTAAATTAAGTTCCATAATTTTCAACTCCTTTGCTTAATTATATCATCAGCAAAAGAAATTTACAACACAATCAATAATACCACAATCGCAGTCCCATTAAACGGACTTTGCCGAACAGCAGAAAACAGCGTAGGAATGGAGTGATATAGTGGAAATAACAGTAAAAGGTACATCAAAAGAAATTGCTGACCTTGTATTGCAAGTACAAAGTCAGCAAACAAAAGTAACATCAGTTAATATTTCCAATAGTAACGCCGATGATTTGGTCATAGAATACAACCATAAAAGGCATATGAGTAATTGTATTGGACGATGTTGACCTTATTTTTACATCTTTTAAGATTATGTAACCATCATTACCAACAATTACAGGTTCAGAATCTGTAGAAGAAATATTTTTAAAGTATTCTTCTTTAGTATTATCGCAAATCTTATAGAAAACACTGTACAAAGATTTTTTATCGTCTATTTCCTGCTCAGACGGCACTTTACCTGAAATGATTCCGGCAGAAGTTGTTAATATCAAGTTGTTTTCTTCTAAACCTTCGACTTCCGGAATACAAGACATAGCTATTATTAAACTTTTCTTAAGTGATGAATGATTCATATTAATTTCACCTCGCTTTCTGTATATAGTTAGTGAATTGGGGTTCACCACTAAATATAGTATAACACAAAAGGACCGTGAAATCAATGCACATCAATGAATTTGCTGAAATATTGCTCAAAAGCAGAAAACAGAAAGGCTTTTCGCAAAGTGAGCTTGCTAAGAAATCGGGCTTTACTAAAAGAGCTATTCAGTATTGGGAAAAAGGCAAAAAGAGCATTTCTCTTGAAAATGCCGACAGGCTCTTAAGGGCTTTAGGTGTAGAAATCAAGATAGGTAAAACAGAAAGCAGGTGAGAAAATGGCAAAACTTAAACTTATTGACACAAAGGACAAGTTCCTTCTTGAAATTGACGGAACAGAAATTCCGTATGTTACAAGCTATCAGATAACACGAACGGTCAGCGAGGTTGTACTGCTCAAGCTGGCACTCAGCGTAGCTGATGTTGAATCAGTCGAAATCGTTTCAGACAAAATTACCAACGAAAATTAAGGAGGTGTACATATGCCGAGAGAAAGACCTATCATCAATTGGGATGAAGTGCCGGTGATAATTGATGTGCCGTATGTGGCACGGTTGCTTGCACTTAATGTTGATTACACAACACGGCTTGCACAAAGGGGCGTTCTTCCTGCCCACAAAATCGGAAAGCTTTGGCGATTTGATAAGGAAGAAATCAGACAATACATAAAGGAGCATTAAAAATGGCATTTAAAGATTTAGAAACAAAAAGGTCACTTAGAAAAAAGTACCGTGACAGCAAAGACCAGCTTAAATACACGCAAAAAAGTCTTGCAAGCACCGAGCAGGAGCGTGACATTGCGAACAGCCGTCTTGAAAAAACAAAAGCAAAACTTAACAAGGTGACAGCCTTATATGTTGCCGAAAGAGCGAAAAACGCAGAACTTGCCCGCAAGCTCAAAGTCCTTGAAACGCCTGAATCCGAATCCTTCGGTTTTGAATGTGTGGGGGTGAAGAAATGAGCAATAAAAAAAGTGCCTGCGACACTGTGAATGCCACAAGCACAAAGAACAATAAACCTGATTCAATTATATCCTCTGCAACAGAAAAAATCAAGTTGTGCAACGAAAAAAATCTTAAAGACCATAAATCTAAAGCAATTCTTGAGCCGGCAAAGAAAATGCTCTGCGAATTTTCAGAGCAGAACGAGGAATTTGCAAGAGCCGTTACGGCTGCAGAAAACCTTGAAAACCTGATTGATGAAGTGGGAAAGAAACTTCCCGCTGCAGTTTCCGACCTTGATGTGTATCAGCAGATTGTCGGTAAGATTTTCCCCGGAGCAAAGGTTACTTTCACAATGCAGATACATATGTCTGAATACGAGCTTGAAGAACCTAATGTCGCAGAGCAGAAAACAGATCCTGTTACTCTTGACCTCGGCAATCTTATAGATTGGTAGGTGTCGGTATGATTAAAAATCCCGAATATCTGCTCGAGAATATTCCTGATATTACAAGTGAAAACGAAGAGCAAATAGTGCCGTATTTCCCACAATATGCCTTTTATGAAAATAAAGGCAAGGGTATGTGTGATTACTTTTGTACAAGCTGTCGTTGCTGGCATCTTAATGAGCCGTTCAGACTTGCACATGACCAAATTTATATATGTAGCCATTGTGGGGAGACCGTCAAAGCAAAGGCTTTGCATTACGGCAGAAAGAAACTTGAAAGAAGTCACAAGTTTGGGCTTTGCTTTGCTCAAAACGGCAGACTGTACATCAGATTTGTAACGGTTTATCAGGGATTTTCGGAAGATATTTACAACGAAAATCCTGTCGAAATGATGCCCCGATATACTTTTTCGGATGAATATCTTTATGTATATGAACAGCACGCAATGCAAAGATTTGCATATGGCTGGTACGATAAATCATTTCATCCGATGAAGACAGACGGAATTATTCCTTCTGCTTCACAGGGCTTAGCGTGGTATTGGGGTCCGTCAGAAAAAACCTTGTATTCAGGCTGGGGTTCAACCGTACTTTTAAATCTCGATGTAATAACCGATACGGATCTCAGATATTCGTGTGCGGATGAGCTTTCAAACAGATATACGGTTCAAGGAATTCTCAAATGGCTGAACATATATGTAAGGCACAATAATGCAGAATACCTGATTAAAGGCGGTTTTGAGCATATTGCAGAGCTTTTGATTGACAGCAAACTTTCACTCAATAAAATTCATTGGAAAGAAACCAATCTGCTTAAAATGCTCGGATGTCGTAAGGAGGATATGCACTTTTTCGCAGATTATGATTCCAGTGCAATTGAACTTTACCGCAGTGTGATAAAGGAAGAACCGACCATTCATATGGCAAGCGAGTTCATAAGCAAGCTGTCAAAGCTCGGTACTTATGCTGTAGATGAACTTCACAAAAATAACCTTACATACAGACAGATTCTGAAGTACGGCAAAAACAATCGGAGAGTAATGCTGTGGAAGGATTATCTTGATAACTGCCAAAAACTTCCCGAGGGTATCGAAGAAATAATGCCGGCTCATCTTGAAGAGGCTCACGACAGAACGCTTGAAAAGGTTGCTTTCTATGCAAACAAAGAAGAAACGGAGCAGATTGCAAAAATGGCAAAGACACTTTCTCCGTTGCTGATGAGCACAGACAGCCTTATAATGCTTGCCCCAAAAAGCGGTGAAGAAATAATAGCAGAGGGCAGAATATTACAGCATTGCGTCGGCGGATATGTAAGACGACACGCAAGAGGTGACACGATAATACTTTTCATTCGTCATAAAGATAAACCGAAAATCCCGTTTTTTACGATTGAAGTAAATCCCGAAACATTGAAAATAATGCAGTGCCACGGTTACAAAAATGAGCGTGACAGCGGATTTAAAAAGCCGGATGAAATCAAGAAATTTGAAAAGCAATACGCTGAATTTTTGGAGGATATAAAAAATGTCAGAAATAACAGTAAGCGAACAGCATAAGCAGGCAATTGAACTGCATCAGAAGATAATTGTCAGCGCAAACCTTGCACAGCAGAACATATGGGATATGTGCAACGGACTTAAAACAATGCGTGACAACAAGCTGTACAAGGAGCTTGGATATCAGAACTTTGAGGACTACTGCGAGAATGAAGTAGGTATGAAACGCAGTAACGCATATAACTATATTTCTATTGTAGAAAAAATAAATCCTGAAAATGTCCAATCGATTGGACAAATTGGAATGACAAAGCTATCACTTCTCGCCACAATCAGCGAACCCGAACAGGCAGAAATCGCCGAAAAGCTTGACCTTGAAAACACAACGGTCAAGCAGTTAAAGGCAGAGATTGACAGCCTTAAAGCTGAAAAACAGGAGGCAACCGACAAGAGCATTGATTATTGCCGACAGCTAAATAATGCTAAGAAAGACGCCGACTATTACAAGCAGCAGGCGGACACTTCAAAAGAAAGCTATCGCAATATTGAAAATCAGCTTGCAGAGGAAAAGAACAAAAATTTCAAGCTGACGAATAAAGTTCAGGAGCTTGAAAGCCGTCCTATTGAAGTTGCCGTTGCAGAGCCGAGCGACAATGAACGCAGACTCAATGAAACGATTAAGGCTTTGGAAAGGGAGAACATTAAGCATTATGACGAACTCGAAGAAGAGTATCGCAATAATGAAAAAATCGTCAGAAAACAGCTTGAGGATGAAAAACAGGAGGCTCTTCGCAAACAGAAAGAGGAGTATGAAGAAAGGCTGAAAAGTGTTCAAGCTGCCGACGGTTCATCAGATGACAAGGATGTCTTTAAGGCATATTTTTCAATTGCATATGACAGCTTTGTCCGTATGCTCGATTTCGCCAAGCAGTCACAGGACAAGGAATTTTTCAAAGGCAAGGTTGAACATTTAATAGAGGCACTTGCCACACAAAACATAAATCTTTAAGGGGGAGCAACAATGAAACTTTATGAGCTTACCGAGATGTACTCGGATTTATTTAATCAGTTTGACGCTATCAACGAATGGGAACCCGATACGAATGCAGACGGAATGCCGATTGATGATGACGGCAATATCATTGCCAATGTGGACGCATACCGTAACAAGATGTTGACAGCGTGGTTTGATACTCTCACGGGCATTGAGGGCGAATTTGACGAGAAAGCCGAGAGCATTGCAATCTACTACAAACAGCTTCTTGCCGAGGCTAAAATGCTTAAATCCGAAAAGGCGGCAATTGCCAAAAGACAGTCACAAAAAGAAAAACAGGCGGAGAGCCTTAAAACCTATCTGTTTAAGTCAATGCAGGCACTCGGCAGACAGAAGATTGATATGCCGAGAGCGGTTATGTCGCTTAAAAAGAACGCTCCGAGCCTTGTTATTGATGATGAAATTTCATTCGTTGAGTGGGCGGAGGAACACAATCTTGACCACCTCTTAAAGTACAGTATGCCCGAAGTGAAAAAGAATGATGTCAAGGCTCTCTGCAAAAAGGGCGAAGAAATCCCCTTCGTGCATATGGAAGCCAAGCAGTCATTAAGTATTAAGTGAGGTGTTACAGATGATTGATTTTTCAGAGGTAACAAGAGCAAAGTCAAAGGCACGAATTGCCGTAACAGGTCCGTCAGGCAGCGGAAAAACATTGTCAAGTCTGTATCTTGCATATGGCATTACAGGCGACTGGTCAAAGGTTGCTTTGATTGATACAGAACACGAAAGAGGTCGCTTTTACGCAAACAGGACAGACCTTAATACAGGCAAATTTCTTTATGCCTCAATGACACCGCCATATACACCCGATAAATATATTGAATATGTGAAATCGGCGGCTGATATTGTCGGTTCTGACGGTGCAATTGTTGTTGACAGCTTTTCCCATTGTTGGGATAACGAGGGCGGTGTTCTTGATATAAAATCGCAGATTGCTCAACAGCATGGCAAGAACGATTATACCGCTTGGGATGAAGCAGGTAAAATTCAGAACAACCTTGTAAATACAATTCTTTCGGTTGATTGCCACACAATTATTACAATGCGTGCCAAAATGGCTTATGCAATGGAAGTAAATGACAGAGGAAAAACCGTGCCTGTAAAAATCGGACTTGCCCCTGTTCAGAGGGAAAACACGGAATATGAATTCGATATGTGTTTTCAGCTTGACCGTACTCACAATGCAAGTCTTTCAAAAGATACGACTTTTCTTGACAGTTGGACGGGCATAATTACTCCCGAACTCGGTAAACAGCTTGGAGAATGGCTCTCAAAGGGTGTTGAACTTCCGAGATGTTCCGATTGCGGAGATGTAATTATGGCATACGGTAAACGCACCGTTAAACAGATCATTGACGGCACAACAAAAAATTACGGCAGACAGCTCTGTATGCAGTGTGTTGCAAAGCTGATAAAGCAGAAGAAACAGGAAAAGCAGAGAGAGGGTGCAGACAATGCAACTCCGACCGTATCAGAATGACCTTGTTGAACAGGTAAGACAGGCTTGGCGAGATGGTTACAAAGCCCCTTGCATTGTCCTTGGGTGCGGTGGCGGAAAGTCCTGCATTGTCGCAGAAATTGCAAGGCGAACAACTTGGAACGGGAAACGGGTGCTGTTCCTTGTTCACAGGAGAGAGCTTGTTGACCAAATATTCAGAACCTTTGTCCGCTGGGGTGTGCTTATGGATTTGTGCCAAATCGGTATGGTGCAGACCTTTACGCGAAGATTGAAGAAACTGCCAAAACCCGCACTTATCATCACAGACGAAAATCATCACAGCCTTGCACAAAGCTACAAACGCATTTACGAACATTTTTCAGATGTTCCGAGGGTTGGCGTCACCGCAACACCTGTCCGATTAAACGGTGACGGTTTGGGCGATGTCAACGATAAGCTCATAATCGGGGTGAGTACAAAATGGCTCATCAAACATAACTGCCTTGCCCCATATGACTACTACGCTCCGAGTGTCGCCGACCTTACGGGTTTACACACCAAAATGGGCGAATATGTCGCCTCCGAGATAGAAAAAGCAATGACTAAAAATACAGTTTTCGGAGATGTAATCAAGTATTACAGACAGCTTGCAGACGGCAAAAAAGCGGTGTGCTATTGTTCAACTGTAAAACACAGTATGGCAACCGCACAGGCATTTTGCGAAGCGGGTATATCAGCAAGGCACATTGACGGAGCTACTCCAAAGGCACAGAGAGAACAGATTATAGCCGATTTCAGGAACGGCAAAATTACAATCCTCTGCAATGTGGATTTGATTTCAGAGGGCTTTGATGTGCCTGACTGCGAATGTACAATTCTGCTCCGACCTACTCACAGCCTTACGCTTTACATTCAGCAGTCAATGCGATGTATGCGCTATAAGCCAAACAAAAGGGCGGTAATCATTGACCATGTGGGCAACTATGCAAGGCACGGAATGCCTGATGACGACCGAGAATGGACGCTTGAGAAACGCAAAAAGCTGAGTGTTAAAAAAATCGAAAAGGAGCAGGAGGAAAAGGTCAGACAATGTCCCGAATGTTTCTTTACATTTTCAGCACCGCCGGCAGGGCAGAAAGCCGTGTGTCCGCATTGCGGTTATGTTTTCCCGACAGCCGAAAGAACCGTTGAAACCGATACCACCGCAAAGCTCATTAAGGTTGAGGGATTCAAGCTTGATTTCAGCACACCCGATGATTGCCACAGCTATGCGGACTTGCTTGCATACGCAAAAAGCCACGGCTACAAAACAGGCTGGGCATATTTTCAGGCACGAAAGAGAGGTATGATAGCTTGACAGAAGAACACGCAATTCAGAACAAAATCCGTATTGCAATTGCACCGTACTGCGATATTTTCCGTATAAATGTAGGTGCAGGCTTTACAAAGGACGGCAGATATTTCAATACGGGAGTTCCACCCGGATTTTCGGATTTGTTCGGTGTCAGAAAATCAGACGGAAGAGCAGTCTTTATCGAGGTTAAAACTCCCAAGGGCAGACCTACCGAAAAACAGCAGAAATTTATACAGATGATGAAACTCAACGGTGCTGTTGCAGGAGTGTGCAGAAGTGCCGATGAGGCGATAGAGTTAATTACAAAGGAGTAAAATTATGGGATTTAAAGCAAATTGGAGCGAGGCGGCACAGTCTAACTCACTCAAACCCGAGGGCGATTATGAGTGTCTTATAGCAAAGGCAGAGGAGCGTGACTACACAAATTCAAAAGGCGAGGAAAAAACCTGCCTGAACATTTCGTTCATTATCCGAAACGATGTTGAGCAGGGGTACAAAAACGGACATATATTCCACACTTTGTGGAAACGCAGAGAACCTACCGAGAACGACAAGCAGGTCAAGGGCTACGGTTTTAATCAGGTTATGGCTCTCGGCAAAGCGGCAGGACTTCCCGACGGCAAGGATTACGACAGCCTTGAACAGTTCCTTGAAGAACTCATTAAAAAGCCTGTTCGTGTAACGATTAAGCACGGCGAATGGAACGGCGAAAAAAGAGAAGAAGTCAGCTGGCTCAATCCGACTAAGTTTCCGACAGTAAAGCATACTTTTAAGCAGTCGCAGAGTTCAACGGCTCAGACCTATGCACAGCCACAGCAGAGTTATGCCCCTGCTCAGCCTGCAAATCAGGGCTTTGTTGATATGCCGATTGACGATGATTTGCCGTTCTGATTTTAAAAAAAATTCTTCGGGAATTGCATAAAACAGTGCAATTTTCACCGTGTTTTTCCTTATATATGGAGGTGAAAAAATGGGCTTTACAAATTTAAACCCAAATAAAAATAAATATTTTGCAGTTCCCGAGGAATTGAAAGGTTACAAAAACTGGGTGTGCTGGCAGTCATATCCAGATCCGAAATCGCACAGCGGAATTTCAAAGAAACCGATAAATCCAAGAACGGGCGGACTTGCTCAGTCAAACAATCCCGACACTTGGTCGGACTTTGAAACGGCAGTCAGAGAATCCGCCAAATATTCGGGCATAGGCTTCATGTTCTCAAATTCACCGTTTTTCGGTGTTGACCTTGACGATATGCCGAATGACATTCAGGACTACCAAAACGGCGGAGCTGACAACATAATCAGCGAGTTTGTGAACACTTTGCAGAGCTACACCGAATTTTCGCAGAGTAAGACAGGTGTTCACATAATCTGCAAGGGAACTCTTCCCGAGGGCAGAAGAAAGGCGAAGAATGATTCGGGCGGTTTTGAAATGTACGAAAACGGCAGATTCTTCGTTGTGACAGGTGATTACTGCTCTGCATATGCGTACATAAACGATTGCACCGAAAGCATAAAGCCGCTGCATTCAAAATATCTCGGCAAGGCAACAGAGCCACAGCCTAAGCTCCGCAGCGTTGAGGTTAATCCGAACACCGTTGACGATATTGTCAGAATTGCCTGCAATGCCAAGAACGGAAGTCTTTTCAAGGCTCTGTACAGCGGTGACTTTTCGGCTTACTCATCACAGAGCGAGGCGGATATGGCTTTTTGCAATATGCTTGCGTTCTGGTGCGGTTGCGATACCGACAAAATGGATTCGATTTTCAGACAATCAGGCTTAATGCGTGACAAGTGGGACAGAAAACAGTCGGGAACAACCTACGGCATTATAACCTTGCAAAAGGCTGTGTCGGGCTGTACGCAGACCTATAACCCAAAACAGCATAACGATTATTCAATTTCAATCGGTGAGGGCAAGGCTGTTCAAGCGGTTGACGAAGAAAAAATGCGTGCCTACACCTTTGATGATATGGGCAATGCCGACAGGTTCGTTGATTTATTCGGCGATAATGTAAGGTATTGTTACACCGAGAAAAAGTGGTATTACTACAATTCAATGAAGTGGTGTGTTGACAATATCGGGGTAGTTTTGCGAATGGCGGACAAAAGCATTGAGGCTATGAAAGCCGAAGCAAGGCTGTACTTGCAAGCTGATGAAGAGAACGGCGGAGATATGTCAAAAGCATTTGAAAAGCATATGAAATCAAGCCGTTCCAACAAATCAAAAAAAGCAATGCTCAACGAGGTTGAACACCATATCCCCGTACTTCCGGCACAAATGGATAAATACCGTATGGCATTAAACACCCCAAGCGGAATAATCAACCTTAAAAACGGCGAAGTGAGGGCGCATAATCCCGAATATTATTTTACGAAGATTACTTCGGTTGACTGTTCTCAAACGGCAGAGTGTCCCCGTTGGCTTGCATTCCTTGACGATATTTTTGCAGGCGATAAGGAGCTTATTCGCTACATTCAAAAGGCGGTCGGTTACAGTTTGACAGGCTCAACAGCCGAGCAATGCGCATTCTTCCTTTACGGCACGGGACGAAACGGCAAGAGTACATTCATTGATGTTATCCGTGATGTATTCGGCGATTATGCCGCAAACATTCAGCCTGAAACAATTATGGTAAGAAACTCTCAGAGCAGTGCCATAAACAGCGACATTGCACGGTTAAAGGGTGCAAGGCTTGTCACCTCGGTTGAGCCGAACGAGGGCGTGCGAATTAATGAGGGACTTCTCAAACAGCTTACGGGTGACGATACCGTAACGGCAAGAAAGCTGTACAGCGAGGAATTTGAGTTTAAGCCCGAGTTTAAACTGTGGATGGCGACAAACCATAAACCGATTATCAGAGGCACCGACACGGGCATATGGCGAAGAATACATATGATTCCGTTCAATGTTCAGATTCCCGAGGATAAGGTTGATAAGAACCTTACGCATAAGCTTAAAGCCGAAATGACCGCAATTTTTAAATGGTGTATTGACGGCTGTATTCTGTGGCAAAGAGAGGGTTTGAAAATGCCGTCCGCCGTTCTTCAGAGCGTGAGAGAGTACAAGCGCGAAATGGATGTCATTTCCGCCTTTATCGAGGACAGATGTGTGTTAGAGGGTTCGGTTCAGGCAAGCACGCTCTATGCCGCCTATACAAGCTGGGCGGGGGATAACAACGAATATTGTATGTCAAATACCAAATTCAGCACCGAACTTGCCAAACGATTTGAAAAGGTAAGAGGCAAAAACTATAACTTTTTCAACGGCATTTCACTTTCTAAAGATTGTTAAGGTGGAGGGTGGTGGAGGGTTTGACGGTTTTTCTAACCTTTCGTATAAGAAAAATAAACTAATATTATATATATAGAAAGGGTTCTTTAAAATAGCCCCAAACCTTCCACTACCCTCCGAAAGAGGTAATATGAAAAAATATGATTTTAACAATCCACAGGTATTTGAACAGCTTGAGGATAAAGCAATTGACGGTCAGCTTGATTACTCATCCTTTCCGCCGCCCGAATATAAATACTTTTCAAGGCTTGCAAAGGTCGGCTACAACAACCGTCATAAAGGCTGGGACATAAACATCTGCCTTGAATGGCAGGACAAGCTCAGAACGGAGTATAAGCGTGACAGAAACGACGCAGACGAATACCGCCTGCTCTCGCAAAGAATTATGGATAATGTAAAGAAAAGCGCCGACTTCGTCCGTAAGATGTATCAGTCCCAAACCAACGAGCAAACCGTAATCAATGCCCTCCAAGCCTTAGAATGCCTAACCAACGAAAACGGCTTAACCAAAAGAATAACCGAAAAATTAAAGGAGAATGAAAACAATGACAAACTGCACAAAACATTGGATTGAAAGCGAGGTAGATATGGATTGACGGTTAAAGATTATTTATATTCGGTCAGGGTTTCGGATAAGCTGATCAGAACGAAAGAACACGAGCTGTCGAAACTTAGGCTGAATATTGCACAGGTATCAGTTAAGCAGAACGAGCCTGTTAAGACATCAGGAGTGAATGACCCTATGCGGATTGTTGACAGGATTGCAGACCTGCAGACTGAAATCAATCGGGAAATCGACAATCTTGTGCAGTTGAAAACTGAAATCCGCAGTAAAATCAATGCACTTGACGATTACCGTTACATTGCAATTTTGACCGAGTATTACATAAATTGTCAGAGGTGGGAGGATATTGCCGAGAGTATGGAAATGAGCGTAAGGCATACCCTGAGATTGCACGGCGAAGCGTTACAGGCGTTCCGAAAAAAGTTCGATTTCTCGTAAAATTATTTTGAAATGTCATTGAATGTCACCCTTACCCTGCGTATAATGGTATTATAAAAGTTTGACAAACAGGACATATGTAAAACTCTCCTAAGATAAAAAAATCGCACAGACCGCTCTCACCCGAGGGCGGTTTTGTGTTGTGTGCGGTTATTTTATACAAATTATTACTTTCTTAATTGTGCGGTTTACAGAAAAATGTAAAATCTGTTGAATTGTGTCAAATAATATGATAGATTAGTGATATATTACAACTAAGGAGAGTCGCATATGAGCGGAGAAAATAAGGCAAAAACCTGTTTTGTTATAATGCCTATATCAGACCAGCCAAAATATCCTACAGGTCATTTTGATAAAATATACGAACAGATAATTGTTCCTGCTGTCAAAGAGGCGGAGTTTGAACCTATAAGAGCAGACAGTAATCAAATATGTGATTCGATAATGCAAAAAATTTTGAAAAATTTAATTGAATGTGATATGGCAATTTGCGATTTAAGTTCAAGAAATCCAAATGTTATGTATGAATTAGGAATTCGACAAGCTTATGGCAAAAAAGTAGTTTTGGTACAGGACGATGCTACTGATAAAATTTTTGACGTAGCAGGAATAAATACTGTTTTTTATAAGAGAGATAGATTGTATGAAAATGTTATTAAGGCAAAAGATGATATTGCTAATGCGATAAAGGAAACTTATGAAAATGGTTCATTTTCGTTAATGAGTATAGCAAATTTAGAAAATGCAACTGTAGATAATTCCAAAGTTGATGAGGTTGTTTTGGATAGACTTATGATAAAATCAATATATTCAAAGTTAGATGCTATTGAAGATTCAATAAGAATGTTTTCTAATACGCCAAATGTTAGTGACGAATTAAATGTTGACCTTAATAATCGTAAATTTGCAAGCCTGCTTATGGAATGTCGATATGCATTGAGAAACCAACCCGATAATCTTGATTTACTTATTTCCTGTTATCAAAAATTGTTGAGAGTTAATAGTTTATTTATTAACAATAAGGACAATAAATTACTTACGCCTAAAGACTGTTTGATGTTAAGAAATACACTGGCAGAATTGAATGACAGAATTAATGATTTAACGCTTAATAATGATTAATTGAGAGTGCATTTAGTACTCTCTTTTCTTTTGCTTATTTTTTAGGATTTTCAGACAAAGAGAGGTGATACCGTGAAAGACAAATTAAATGCAAGGCAGAGAAAGTTTGCGGAATATTATGCGCAGAGCGGTAACACCGTTCAGAGTGCCATTATGGCGGGATATTCAGAAAATTACGCAAACGCAAGAGCGTATGAATTGTTGGAGAATGTTGGAGTTTCAAAATACATCAAGGAGCTTTCCGATAAGCTCAAGGACGAGCGCATTATGAGTGCAAAGGACAGACAGGTTGCTTTGTCCGACATTGCAAGAAATGACGGGCAGGACACCTCCGACAGAATCAGGGCGATTGACACGCTCAACAAGATGACGGGCGAATACACCGTTAAGGTTGACGCAAAGGTTGAGCAGTCCGAAAAGCTCTCTGATGTGTTCAGACAGTTAGGCGGTGAGGGCTTGAGTGAGTAGCTTTCCTTTGTCGCAAAAATACATTGACTTCATCAACACAACGAATGTGTCGGCTGAATTTCTTGAAGGAACTACAGCGTCCGGCAAAACTACCGTCGGAGCAGGCGTTAAGTTTATGCGAATGGTGTCGCAGTCACCGAAGAAGCTTCACGCAATTGCCGCCAAAACTACGGGCAAGGCTGAGGAAACTATAATTCAACAGGACAACGGTATTCTCGACTTGCACCGCAACGCTGTCTATTGTGGTAACGGCGACAAGGATTACAAGCTGCCGCATATCAAGTTTGAGGGCAAAATTATCTATATTCTCGGTTACAGCAGTCGGGATAAGTGGGAAATGGTTCTCGGTGCGCAGTTTGGGTGCGTTTATATTGACGAAATCAACACCGCCGATATCGAGTTTATCCGAGAGATGTCAACCCGTAATGACTATATGCTTGCAACGCTGAATCCCGATGATCCGAGCCTGCCTGTGTATAAGGAGTTTGTCAACCGCTCCCGTCCTTTTAAAAAATATGAAAACGATGTTCCTTCCGAGATTACGGCGGAGCTTACCGAAGAACCTGTACCGAATTGGCGGTATTGGTTCTTTTCTTTTGCCGACAATTTAAGTCTTACACCCGAACAGATTGAAAAGAAAAAGAACTCTGCACCGAAAGGTACAAAGCTCTATAAAAATAAAATCTTAGGTTTGCGAGGCAGAGCAACAGGTCTTGTGTTCCCGAATTTTGAGAGGGCAAGACATATCAAATCAAAAGAGTGGGCAGGAAAGTTTTTGAACTGTAACCGCAAGTCGGAACACTTTGTTCAGTTCACCGCAGGTCTTGATACCGCCTATTCGCAGAAGTCGCCTGACACTATCGCAATGACATTTTACGGCATTACCAATCACGGCAAGTGTGTTCAGCTTGATGAAAGAGTTTATAACAACGCTGAAATGCAAACGCCTATTGCCCCGAGTGACACGGTGAAGAATTTTATTGATTTTCTTGACCGCAACCGTGATGAATGGGGCTTTGCACGCACGGCTTTTATTGACAGCGCCGACCAAGCGACTATTACCGAATTTCAAAAGTATAAGCGACAGCACGGCTGTGTCTATGACTTTGCAAATGCATGGAAGAAAACGAAGATTATCGACCGAATCAATCTTGTACTCGGCTGGCTTGCCACCGACTGTTATTTTGTGCTTGAACATTGTAAAAACACGATTGCCGAGTTTGAAATTTACAGCTGGCGAGAGGATAAAGACAACACACCCGAGGACGGTCACGACCATTGCATTAACAGCGGTCAATATGCGTGGCTGCCGTTTAAAAATATTATTGGAAGTGAAATAAATGGGGCTGATTAACAGAATGGCTGAATCTATCAGATCGGGAATTAAAAACTTTTTGCAGATTACTCCTGCAAGCGACAAAACAATTACCGTCACCGAAACAAGCAATCATCTGACCGAGTGCTTTATCAATCGCATTTGGTATTGGGGCAACAGCAGACAGCTTGCGGAGCTGTACAGGCAGATTGATACAAACAAAACTATGTTTTGGGCGGCAAAAAGCACAAAGGGGCTTGAAATCCGTAAAATACACACGGGCTTGCCGGCACTCATCTGCGAAACGCTTGTGAATATCGTAATTGCCGACTACAACGGCACAGATGTTACAAGCAAAAATTCAACCGCTTATGCAGAGCGTTGGGAAGGCATTGAAAAGCAGAATAAGCTGTCCGACACGGTTAAGCAAATGCTCCGTGACCTATGTGTTGTTGGTGACGGTGCTTTTAAGGTCAGCTTTGACACGGCTGTATCAGATGTTCCGATTGTTGAATGGTATCCTGCCGAAAACATCGACTTTACATATGTGCGCGGCAGAATCCGAGAGGTTAAGTTTTACACCGATTACACGCAAAAACACCGCCGTTACCGTTTTGAAGAAACATACGGTTACGGCTATATTCACTATGCTTTGTACGATGACAACGGCAAAGAGATTGACCTGCACACGGTTGACGCTCTTTCGTGGATTGATTCAAAGGGCGTTACATTTGACGAATCATATATGTGGGCTGTACCTGTCCTTTACGGCAAATCGTGCCACAAGGGCAGAGGTGCGGGCATTATCGGCATAAAAACAGACGCTTTCGACAGCCTTGATGAAGTGTGGTCACAGTGGATGGACGCACTCAGAGCCTGCCGAACAAAGCAGTATGTGCCTGATTGCCTTGTTCCGAGAAATCCCGAAACCTGTCAGCCGATGTCGCCAAATCCGTTTGACAACCGATTTATCACCGTGGGCAACGATATGTCTGAAAACGGCAACGGCAACAGGATTTACACCGAAAGTCCGCAGATTCAGCACGAAAGCTATTTGAGTTCATACATTACTGCCCTCGACCTCTGTTTGCAAGGTATTATATCGCCGTCAACTCTCGGCATTGATACGAAGAAGCTTGATAATGCAGACGCTCAGCGTGAAAAGGAAAAGACAACCCTTTACACAAGGCAGAACCTTGTGAAAATTACGCAGAACGCACTTCAAAGCCTTGTTGCAGTTGTACTCAATGCAGACGGTGAACTTAACGGCAAGGGTATTGTTGAGGGCTTGGAAGTATCCGTAAACTTCGGCGAATATGCAAATCCGAGCTTTGAAAGTCAGGTTGAAACCGTGTCAAAAGCAAGACAGGGCGGTTTGATGTCAGTTGAAACCTCGGTTGACGAGCTTTACGGCGACAGCAAGTCGGAGGATTGGAAAGCCGAAGAGGTGCAGAGAATTAAGGAAGAACAGGGCATTGCAGGCGAAGAAGAAAAATCGGAGCTTGACGATGTGGACCTTACCGACACAGAAGAACCTGACAATAACGCAGATGATGAAGAAAATGCGGAAAATAATGCAGAAAAAACCGAAAGCAATCCCGAACAGAACGATACACAGGTAAACAATGAGTGATTACAATATCAGAGAAGCCTTTGAAAAAATCGAAGATGAACTGATTGACAGCATGATGAGAAATTTCAGCCGTCACAGAGCCGAAGAAACCAAAGAGGGTTACAACTGGACACAATGGCAGGCTGAACAGCTCAAAAGTCTTGAAGAGTACCGCAAGCACAACGCAAAGAAATTCGGCAAGCGTTTCAAAACCATTAACAGCAAGGTTGAAGAGATGATTCGCACCGCCAAAGCTGACGGAAATGCAAGTCAGGAGGCAGAAATTCTTGAAGCTGTCAAGGACGGCTTCAAAGCCCCGAAAAAGCCGTCAGCACACAGCACAGCCGAGTTTTTTAAGGTGAATGACCGTAAACTTGACGCACTCATAAAATCGACCACAGACGATTTAAAGAGGGCAGAAACGGCAGTTTTGCGTATGAGCAACGACAAGTACCGCAAGGCGATTTTTAACGCACAGGTTGCAATGAACACGGGTGCGGTTACATACGAAAAAGCCGTTGATATAGCGTGTAAAGATATGCTCAACGCGGGTCTTAATTGTGTGGAATACAAGAACGGTGCAAGGCACACGCTCTCCGATTATGCGGATATGGCGGTTAAAACAGCCAACAAAAGAGCCTATCTTCGTGGCGAGGGCGAAAAGCGAGCCGAATGGGGAGTATCCCTTGTTGTTGTGAACTCAAGACAGGGCGGTTGCCCCGATTGTGCAAAATATATCGGCAAGGTGTTTATTGACGATGTTTATTCAAACGGCAAAAAGTCAGACGGAAACTATCCGCTCCTCTCAACCGCAATCGAGAACGGTTTGTTTCATCCGAGATGTAAGGACAGTACGAGTACATATTATCCCGAACTTGATGATTTGGACGCACCGTTGTCTGAAGATGAAATCAAAGAGCTTGACCGTCAGCGAGGAATTGAGGAAAAACAGCAGTATGCACAGCGACAGGCAGAACGCTTTGACCGCCGTGCCGAATACAGTCTTGACGAGGACAATAAACGCATTGCCCAAACCCGAGCCGATGAGTGGCACGATAGGGCTGATATGCTTGAAGAAAAGGCGAAAAAAGCAGGGAATAGTTTGCCTGAATCTGTTGCAAAATCTCAAAAAACTGTTATAATGAAATCAGGAAGTGATGTTGTGGCTCTTGAAAATCAGCGTTATGGACGCAATAAAAGTACGCTTGTTAATAAAACTTATGTTGACAGCGGCGAATATAAACGCAAGTATGATAGTGCTACTGATAATAAAGAAGTCAACAAGTCACTTTACGATTGTGCTAAAAAAGCATTAAAACACAGAAGCGGAACGGCTTTTGAGGATATGTATTGGATTGACGGTGAAACAGGAAGAGTTATGTTATCTGTAACCGACAGTGCTGATGAACGAACAATAACATATACCGATAGAATAAAGAAATGTATTCAGACAAATAATAATGTTGTAACAATTCATACACACCCAAGTAGTATGCCACCAAGCATTGAAGACTTTAATTCCTGTGCTAATAACGGATATGCTAAATGTTTTGTGGCTTGTCACAATGGCGTACTTTACGGGTATCACTCCAATGAAATGATTAACCCAAAGCTTTATAATTTGTACATTCAAAAATATATGAATGGCGGTTTTTCTGAAATGGAAGCTCAAGTAAAAACTATTAAAAAATTATCACAGTCATTTGATATTAATTTTTGGGAGGTGTCTTATAATGGCTGATAAGAAGTATTTCATTGATGATAGAATTATTATTCCTGATGAAATAAAAAATATGACAAATGAAGAAATAGATGCCGAAATAAAAAGACTTGAATCAGAAATTATGATTGTGAAAAACGAGAAGATAAAACGAACACAAAGAGAAACAGCATAAATCTTAACCGCTCCGTAAAAAGGGCGGTTTTGTTGTTTAACTTGCCGAGAATATGTTCAGAGTAAGAAAAACGGCTTGTTTACGGCATTATTTAACTTGCCTGCAACTTGCCGAAACAAAACTTAATACATCAAATCAGCACTTTGAGAAATCAGAGTGCTTTTTTATTGCATTTAAACCCGTCGATTTCGACCGGTTTAGAAAGGTGGTGACAGAATGAAAATCAGAGTAACAACAGCATTTAATGACAGGCAGAACGGCTATGTAACCCGACATGTGAATGAAGTTTTTGAATGCTCCGAGCAGAGAGCAAAGGAACTCATTGACGGC